TCCGGCGCCGGAGCGACGGGGGGCTTGGTCTTCCTGGCGCGCTTCGTCTTGGCGGTCACGTTCTTCCTCCTCCTGTTTCCCCCTTCCCTTCCCCGGCGGCCTTTGTGAGGAGAGGGGCGCCGCCGGGGTCGGGGAGAAGGGGTGTCGCCGGACTGGGTGGCGACAAGGAGGGATGATAAATGCACTGGAGTGCACAGTCAACATAAATGCACTGTGGTGCATTTTGCGCTATGATCCCCTCATCCGTTAACCCGCCGTTCAATGGTTTGCGGCGATGGTGGGGGATCGCGATTCGCGCGAGATGGGAGGGCTGGAATGGGCACCCTGTACTACGGCGACAACCTGGTCACGCTGCGCGAGCACGTGGCCGACGAATCGGTGGACCTGGTCTACCTCGATCCGCCCTTCAATTCGGACGCCACCTACAACCTGCTGTTCCGCTCGCCATCCGGCGAACCGTCGGGCGCACAGGCGGCGGCCTTCGTCGATACTTGGCGCTGGGGGGAGGAGGCCAGTTTCTCCTTCGGCGAGGTCATGGGGGCCGGAGGGGCGGTGGCGGGAATCCTGTCCTGCCTCAAGAAGTCGTTGGGAGAGACGGACGTGACCGCCTACCTGGCCATGATGACGGCACGGTTGATCGAACTGCGGAAGAAGCTGAAGCCCGCCGGCAGCCTGTACCTGCACTGCGACCCCACTGCCAGCCACTACCTGAAGATCATCCTGGACGCGGTGTTCGGGCCGGAGGGGTTCCGGAGCGAGGTGATCTGGAAGCGCACGAGCGCCCATAGCGGCGCCAAGCGGTATGGCCCGGTTCACGATGTGCTGCTTTATTACGCCCGCTCCGGGACCCACGTCTGGAATCCCCAGTTCCAGGACTACGACCCGCAATATGTCGAGGCCTTCTACACCCACCGGGACCCGGAAGGCCGGCGATGGCGGCGCTCCGACCTGACGGGGGCCGGGGTCCGCAACGGCGAGACGGGAAAGCCCTGGCGCGGCATCGACGTGACGGCGAAGGGGCGCCACTGGTCTTGCGCGCCCCAGGACCTGGACAGGATGGACGCCGAGGGGCGCATCCATTGGCCTCGCAAGGCCGGCGGCATGCCCATGCTGAAGCGATACCTGGACGATCAGCCGGGGACGCCGCTCCAGGACGTCTGGACCGACATTCCCCCGATGCACAACCTGGCGGCCGAGCGGCTCGGCTATCCGACACAGAAACCGCTGAAGTTGATGGAGCGGATCATCCAGGCGTCGAGCAATCCCGGCGACGTGGTGCTCGACCCCTTCTGCGGCTGCGGCACCACGGTCCACGCGGCCGAGGCCCTGGGGCGGAAATGGATCGGGATCGACGTCACCCATTACGCCGTCTCGCTGATCGAGAACCGGATCGCCGACGCCTTCCCCGATGCGAAGGTCGAGGTGATCGGCCGGCCTCGGGACATGGAGGCGGCCAGACACCTGGCGGCCCGCAACCGCCATCAGTTCCAGTGGTGGGCGACCTGGCTCCTGGGGGCCCATGCCAACGAGGAACGGGGCGAGCGGGGGATCGACGGCCTCTATTTCTTCAAGAACGGTCCCTTCGGAGAGGGCATCATTGTGGCGAACGTCAAGAGCGCCGCCGCGGTGGGTCCGGACGCGGTGCGGGAGTTGCTGGGCGCCATGGAGCTGCGGGAAGCCACTCTGGGGGTGCTGGTATCCCTCAACCGGCCGTCCGCGAGGGCCTATGAGACGGCGGCGGCCACCGGCCTGGTGACCACCGCGCATGGAAAACATCCCAAGGTGCGGATTGTACTGATCGAGGACCTGCTGGCCGGCCACGACCCTGGCCTGCCGCCTCCCCATGTCATCCACAGCCGGCGGGAATTGCTGCGGGGCACGGCGCCCTTGCGGAAGCTGGCCAAGGCATCCCCCCAGCTCAGCTTCACCTTTCCCATCGAGGGCGGGAAGACGGGGCACCGCAATCAGTCCGATCTGCTGGACTGGCGGTCGGGCGGATCGGCGGTGGTGGCGGGGGAGTAGCGGACCCTCCGGCCTAGAAGAACGCCTTGAGGATCAGCGACATCACGCCGGCCAGGAGAAGGCCGGTCATCCATTTCAGGAGCTTGAATTCCCCGTCGTGCTCGGCGAGCTTGACCTCGATCCGATTGATATCCTGCTTGGTCGCCAGGGTATTGGCGGCCGATTCCGACAGCGCCTCCGCCAGGGCCTCGGCCTCCGCCTTGGCCTGGCCTTCCGGAACTCCGGCCGCCCGGAGCCGTTCCACGAATTTCAGGGTGTCGAAGGTGATGGTCGTCATGGCTTGAATATGCCTCCGGCGAAGCGGCGGGTCAACAGCACGACATCCGCCGGACCATCACCTTGCAAACACCCAGTAGACGAAAAACCCCACGGCCGCAGGCCAGGCGTTGAAAAAATCACCCGTTCCCAACGCCGCAAAGATTCCCGCGACGGCGAGAAGGACGGCAAGGATAAGCGCCAGCCCCTGGCCCGGCGTCAGCTGTCGCGATTTGCGCTCCACCTGCTGCACCACCACGGCGCCGCCAATTCTCATCTGTTGGCAGGCCGCCTCCATCTCCTCGGCGAAAACCTCCCGTAATCGCGCCGTGGCATCGGGCGGCAAGTCCGGGAATGCGCCTTCGATGGCGTCCTTCATATGAGACGGAGTTGCGGCAAGCGATTTTCGGCCTGCGCCCGCTCCAGGTCTCCGGCACGCTCTGCAACCCAGCGACGGATACGGGCGCGGTCGATCCTGTCGCCGGTGGGGTGCGCACCCTTCACCGCTTGCGGCTCCGCAGCTCCCGGATATCCTCGATCCCCAGCCGGGCCCGGTCGCGGATGCCCCCGTAGGCGCTGCCGACATAGAGGGAGATCAGGCCACGATAGATGGAATCGGCCACGTCAAGACATCCTTTTCCCTTCGCGGCATCGGCAAGCAGAAATGCCGTTTGCGTATGGTGATCCCTTGCAATTACGGCATATTTGTAAACGACGTATGAGGGGTCACCGGACAGAATTTCCGCTGAACGCTGCAATTCATCCACCCCCGCCTTTGCCTTGCGGTAGGACTGGCCATCGCATCCGGCCTCGCCCTTAAACTCTTCTACCGCACTCCGGGTCTCGGCGACCTTCCGCTCAGCCGGAGTAGGCTGGGCAGGCTGCGAGACGTAAGAAGGCCCGCCCCCCTGGACGCATCCGGCGACCATCGCAACGGCCAAGGCCAGGCCGATCCACCGCATATCTCCCCTCCCCGCTCGATCAAAAGCAGAGCGTGAACTGCTCCGCGTAACCAGTGAACCCGAAATAACAGTGCCGCAGCAGATCGCGGCCGATCAAAAGATGCCACTCCTCGCCGTGGCTGTCCACTTCGGCGAGAGGGATGTCGCCCGGGAACATCATCATCTGGCCCTGGGGGCGGGCGCCCCGGTCCTTCTCCGGGATCAGGATGGCGCCGGCGAAGGCGCGGCGGACCAGGGTTCCGGCCGGGGTGCGGGCCGCCACCGGGGCGAATTCCGGCAGGCGGGCCAGCCCGGCCAGCTCGGCCGTGACGCCGGAATGGGAGGCGCCGGTGTCGATCAGGGCCCAGGCGGGGACCATGGCCGATTCGCGGGGCGGACCACCCTGCAAAGGCGGCGACAGGAAGACGTGCAGGACGGGGCCGGCGGCGGGATCGAACTGCCGGGTCACGCAGGGCATCAGCGGTAGGCCTTCAAGGCGGTGACCACGACGCCCAGCACCCGCACCCGGCCGCCCAGGGGCAGCGCGCCGGGCCGGGAGGCCAGCGGGATCGGGGCTGCCAGGCGGGGGTCGTCGGTCTCGGCGTTCAGCCACCATTCGCCATCCACCTGGGCGAGGCGGCGGCAGAGATGCTCGCCCCCCTGGCCGGTATCGTGGGCGACGATGACGTAATCCCCCGGCCGGGCGGGCCGGTCGTCGGCCACGGGGCGGAAGAACAGCACGGTGCCGGGCGGAAACTCGCGGGCCATGTCGGCGCCCTCGACGGTCACCGCCGCCAAGTCTTCCGCGTCTCCCGGATTGATGATGGGGAGGGACCCCCATTCCGATTCGGGGCGCCGGAAGCGCTCCTCCGGGACCCCCGGCCCGACCGCGCCCCACAGGGGGACATATACCACCTCGGCCTGGCGGTGCATGAGGGTGGGGCCGTCGGGAAGGCCGAGCAACTCCCCGATGGTGACGCCAGCGGCGGCGGCAAGTCGCTGTAGCGTTCCCCACTCTACATCCCGCGTCTTTCCGATGAGAATTTTCTTGAGCGTGTTGTAGGCGAGGCCGGCGGATTTCGTCCAATTCCCAACATTTAGGTCCGGGCGGGCGGCGATGAAGCGCTGCAATGCTTCGCGTACCTGTTCCGGACCAAAGTCGTTAGGGACATTCATGCGGATATCCTGGAGGCGCCAACCCAGGGATGCAACTGCACTATAGGGCATGACATCTTGACTAATGCACTCAGGTGCATTTATCATCAACCCATGAGCCCGAACATCGACGCCGCCATCATCCGCATCCGCGCCTTCGCCCAAGCGAACGCGTGGGGCAAATGCCGCCTGGCCGTTGAGGCTGGGATCAACATCACGACGCTCCGGAACTTCGACAAGCCGGGCTGGAACCCGACGGTGGAGACGCTGCGGAAGATCGAAGCGATCATCCCGGCCGATTTCGAGTGTCCTCCCGAGCTGTTGATCCACGACCCCCACCCTACCCCCACAGATACCGCCGCCTGAAGGCGAATGGAGAGGAGAGAATCGCATGGATGACGCCGAACTCCGCCTCGAATGCCTCCGGCTTGCCGTCCAGATCGAGGCGACGCGCGACGCCGGGCTGATCGTTGAGGCTGCCCGCGCCTTCGCCGATTTCGTGACGGGACGGAACGACGCGGAGATCGTCCGCGCCGCCCGCGAGTTGGCCGAGAAGGTCGGGGGATAACCGTGCTAAGTCCGTCCGCCACCAGCCGCGATCAGGCATTTCCGGTAGGTCTCGAACACCCACCCCTCTTCCGCCATGACGTAAGGCGTCGAACCGCCGTAGCTGATCTTCCCCTCTTTCAAGGCAATGGCGAGCAGCAGCGCGTAGGCCACGGCTTCCTTGCTGGAGCCCTGCACGATTTGGGGAGCCGTATCCGCCATAACACATCCTCCATGATAGGTGTTTTCCCAGGACCCATCATGGCGGTTGCGGGGCCGGGCGTCGAGTCCGGTCCCGCTTCAATTTTCAAGGAGCCGAACCGATGACCAAGTCGCGCCTGCCCGGCACCATCCACGAAGCCGTCTCGCGCGTCCTGGGATCGATCTCGCCCGCCGAGGCGGCAAGGGTTGTCGGCAAGTCGGTCGGTCACGTCTACAAGTGGGGCGCCCCGGTCTCCGACGACGACGATGTCCAGCCCGAACCGAAGCTGTCCCAGGCCATCGCCCTGGACGCCGCCTACATGGCCTGGGCGGCCGAGCATCCGGACCTGCCGGACGTCCTGAGCCATCCCCCGATCCTGGCCGCCTATGCCGCCATCCTGGAAGGATTCGGCGCCCCCCGTCGCAAGCCGGCCGATCCGCGCGACCGCCTGACGACCATCATGGCCGAGGTGGGCGACGTTGCCGGCGCCGTGCGGGACGCGCTGGCCGATGGGGCGGTGTCGACCAACGAACGCGCCCGGATCGCCAAGGAGGCCGGCGATGCCGTCACTGCTTTGCAGGCGCTGCTGGACGACATGGGGGGGCAGGCCTGATGGCCGCCCGGCCCGACGCCGAATCGGTCGATGCCCGCGTGGAATGCCGCGAGGGCACGGTCTGCCTGTGCGTCGGGTCCAACCAGTGGTTCGAGTTCCGTGATCCAGAATTCGGCATGCGGCTGGGCTATCGCCTGTTCGAGGCCTGCCGGGATGTCGTCCGAGCCACCTCCGATCGCGATGCCGGGGGGATGCCATGACGCCGGAACGGCTGGCCGAACTGATCCTGAAAGCCCACGCGAAGGGCATCCCGCCGGCGCAGATCGCAGCCGGACTGCTGACCAGCTACCAGGCGGTCGCGCGCATCATCGCCGGCGTCGAGTTTCAATCCGCGCAGGAACCGGGGGCCACGGGGGTGTCCCCCGGAATCAAGGGCAGGGGGGAGACCCCCGCCCTCGCGGGCTCCCCCCGGGCCGCGGTAATCCGCCCGGACCAGTCTCCGATCCACGACGTGAAGCCTCCCTGTTCGACTCGGGCCGGAGGGGGCGCTCACCCCTCCGGCCGCTTTTCCGAGGCCCGCCCCGAGGCGAGCCGCCGCTTGCGTCCCATGTCGATCCCTTGCCCGACTGGCGGCGACCCGACTGGCGGCGGCTCCCCTGGGGGCGAGCCGGTTCTGACGGCGGCGGGCCCGCCTCACGCCCCATCCATCCCGCTGCCGCACCTGGGCGCCAAGGAGCCCAGGGGCTGCCGCTACATCATCGGCGACACCCTGCCCGGTGCCGACTGGCGCTACTGCCAGGACGACCGGATGCCGGGATCGGTCTATTGCGCCGCCCATCATGCCCGCTGTCACCACAAGCCAAAGGATCCAGACCATGACCAAGAACGATGACGACATCCGCCTGCTGACCACGGATGAACTTCCCGGCGCCCTGAAGGCCGCCTTCACGGAAATCCACCGCCTGGAAGCCAGGATCGACGAGTTGAAGGCCAAGCATATCGAGCCGGTGGCCGCCGCCCGCACCAAGGCCTGGCGCGACCTGAAGGCCGGGACCGACATCGCGCGGAAGGACCTGGACCTGTTCTACAAGCTCTGGAAGCGGGCCCGGGTGGCCGCCGAACTGGAGGACGAGGCGGAAGGCAAGCGGATCGTCGCCAACCTGAGGCGCGCCTACGCGGCCTTGCAGGCGGGGCAGACGCTGGACTTCCTGTCCGTCCTGGAGGGCGACGAGGCGTCGGCGGAAATGTCTCCGGCCGGCGACATGTTCGAGGGCGACGAGGCGCCGGAGCAGGACTTCGCCGAGGCCGCCGAGCCGGCGCCCGCCAAGAAGGGTAAGGGACGGAAGGCCAAGGCCGCCGAGCCCGAACCGGAGCCCGAGGAGCCGCCCGTGATCGTCGAGGGATCGGACGAGGAAATGGACGGCGCCGGCTTCACCTTCGCCGAAGGGCGCCGGGCCGGGCTGGAGGGCCTGACGCGGGAATCCAACCCCCATCCCGCCGGGACGGCATCGCACGACATCTACGACAAGGGCTGGGGCAAGGGCTTTTCCGAGCGCACCAGCACCGGAGGCGCGCTGGTGACCGTCGCCGACGGCGTCTTTCCCGAGCACTCGATCGCGCACTGAGGATCACGGCCATGGCGACGGGGGGATTGCTGGCACTCGACATCGCGACCCGGACGGGGTGGGCCTACGGCCGCGTCCCGCTCCGGGGCACGACCGCCCTGGAGGCGTCGGCAGTCCGTCCCCCCAAGCCGGATTCCGGCATCATCCGTGTCCTCACGGAAGCCGGCGGACTCGGCCACTTCCTGGCCGAGTTCGAGGAGCGTCTGACCGGGCTCCTGGACGACAAGCGGCCCGGCGGGCTGATCATCGAGGCACCGCTCCTGCCCAAGCTCACCAGCTTCGAGACGGTCTGCAAGCTGATGTCCATGGCCGGGATCGCCCAGAAGGTCGCCGACCAGTGGCGCATCCGCTGGCGCCGCATCGCCCAGCCCGCCAGCATCAAGAAGCACTTCGCCGGCAAGGGCAACGCCAAGAAACCGGACATGATCGCCGCCTGCCGCCAGCGCGGATGGGAAGTCTTCGACGATAACGAGGCCGACGCCCTGGCCATCTGGGACCTGGGCTGCGCCCTGTACCGCAAGGAGATGGGGCGATGACGGTCTACAGCAACCCCACCGCCTTGCGCAGCGCCTCGTCGATCCGGGTCTGCCAGCCCTTGCCGGTGGCCTTGAAGGCCGCCACCACGTCGGGGGACAGGCGGATGTTGACGGCCACCTTCGGGGAGTCTGACTTGGGCCTCCCCCCCTTGCGGACCAGCTTGCCCGCCAGGTATTCGTCGGCCCGGTCCATCATCTCGTCCGTCAGTTCCGGGATTTCCTCGTACTCTGCCGGCCCGACGACGTGGGCATCCACCCTAGCCAAGTCGCTGCCCATAACGCGCGTTTTCCCGGTCATTGGCTTTCCTCATGGAAACGATGCGGCGTTCCGCGCCGCGCGGAGTCCAGACCACGATCACCATCCGTCCGGCCAGGCGGCCCACCGTGACCATCCTGGGTTCGCCGTAATCGGCGCGGTCGTCCTCGAATTCCAGGGCATGGCCGGCGAAGACCAGAGCGGCGTCGGCGAAATCGAGGCCCCGATCCTCCAGGGTTCTCCGGCGCTTGGTTTCGTCCCAGGTGATGATCATGGGGTTATTGTATCCACAAAAACAACGTCGGTCAATGTTTTTGTGGATACAAAAACGACACCCTTGCGCCGCGATGCCAACGGTGGCAGGATTTCCTCGTCGGCGGGCGTTCCGCCGATGGGGATTTGCAGCCCCGTGATCATAGGCGCCAGCCGCGCCGGAACTATCCCTGCGCGGCTTTCCCATGGTGGGCGCTCGCGGGAGGCCTTCGGGCCTGCCCGTTCCTATGTCCGGGTCTGCAAACCCGCGGGCGCCTGCCGCCAGGCTTTTTGCAGGGCCGGCGGCAGGCTTAGACATAGGATCCAAGCCATGACCGCCATCGATGGGACGATTCTGTCCCTGTCCGACCTCAACACCACCGTCAACCACGAGCCTCGGGTGCTGGACACCCTAGTCGCCGAGCGCCTGGGCTTCGAGCGCCCCAGGGCGATGCGCCAGTTGATCGACCGCAACAAGGTCGAATTCGAGACCTACGGCTCACTCGCCACACGGCGTGGCAAGTCGCGCGGACAAGAGTTCACCGAGTACTTCCTCAACGAGCCCCAGGCCCTCCTCGCCTGTGCCCTGTCGCGGACGCCCAAGGCCGCCCAGGTCAGGAAGGCCCTGATCGAGGTCTTCATGGCCTATCGGTCGGGCCGCCTGACGGCGGATGGGCGGCGGGGCAATGCCCCCGCGCCCACCCAGGACGCCGGATATCAAGCCTTCCTCGCCATGGGCCTGGCGCACATGCGCGAAGCCCTGGGCGCCTCGCCCGCCGGCAAGCAGCGGACCCGCCTCGCCAAGGCCCTGTTCGGCGCCGCCACCGCCGCCAGGGACCTGCATTTCGTCCTGGAGGGCGATCTTCTGGAGGCCCAGCCCTTCCGGGCCGGGATCGTCGTCGCCGACGCCCTGCGGTCCCTGGAGGCCGCCAGGGAGGCCCTCGGGCTGGTCAAGGATTTCGCCGCCGTGGACGACGGGAGGGCGGAGTGATGCAGCTGAGGCCCTACCAGACCGCCGCCGTCAACGAAACCCTCGCCTGGCTGCAACGGGGCTCGCCCGGCGTGCTGCTGGAAAGCCCGGTGGGCAGCGGGAAAACCTCTATGGGCATGGAGGGACTGCGGACCCTGCTGGCGGCCGGGAAGACGGTGGTCTGGTTCGCCCACCGCGCCGAGCTGCTCGACCAAGCCAGCCAGCGGGCCACGGCCCTGGGCATCCCGCACGGCATGCTGCGCCCCGGCCACGAGCTGACCGGTCATAAGCTGCATATCGCCTCGGTGGACACGGTGCTGGCCCGCATGGCGTCCCTGGCACCCTGGCTGTCCAAGGTGGACATCGCCGTCTTCGACGAGGCGCACCACATCGCCGCCGCCGGCTGGACGCGCATCGCCCATGCCATGACGAAGGCGCAGAACATCGGCCTGACCGCCACCCCCTTCCGCCTGGACGGCAAGGGCCTGGGAGAGGACGGGCACTTCCATCACGTCGTCCGCTGCCCCGGGATTCGCGACCTGACGAAACAGGGCTACCTGGCGCCGGCTGTCGTTTACGCTCCCAAGACCGAACTCGACCTGTCGGGCATCAAGGTCCGGGCCGGCGACTACGCCCTCAACGAGGTGGCCGAGGCGGTGGCCAAATCAGGGATTTCCGTGATCGGCCGACGCTGGTACGCCAAGCACGCCCCCGGACAGCCGGCCGTGGTCTTCTGTTCGACGGTGGAACTGGCCGAGGCATCGGCTGAGGCCTACCGCGCCGCCGGCTGGCTGGCCCGGTCGGTCGACGGCTCCATGTCCCCGAAGGAACGCGCCGCCGCGATCCAGGGCCTGGCCGACGGCTCCGTGCAGGTGCTCACCTCCTGCGCCCTGATCGGCGAGGGCCTCGACATCCCGGCCATCTCGGTGGCGATCCTGGAGCGCCCGACGGCCTCGACAAGCCTTTACGTCCAGCAGTGTCTTGACCTTGATACCGAGGTCCTGACACAGGAGGGATGGAAAAGGCACGACGAGGTGTCCATCGGCGGTCAGGTCGCCGCCTTCGATATGGCGACGGGCCGGATCGAATGGCGCCCCATCGAGAACAAGGTGGTACGCCGACGGGCAGCGGGCGAACCGATGTTCGCGGTCGAGTCCCCGCACCTGAACCTCGTGGTGACCGGCGGGCACCGCATGGTGTACCGCTGCCGGAGCGAGACCGCCAAGCACTGGAAAATCCGCGAGGCATCCGATCTTGCCGCACTGAAAGGGCAATTCCGCCTGCCGGTGTCAGGGATTCAACACGCGCCCGGCCTGCCGCTGTCCGATGACGAGATTCGCTTCATCGGGTGGCACTTGACAAATGGAGGGATCAACAAGAGGACGAACGCCATCACTATTTGCCAAGCGGAGGGCAAGCAAGAAAATGACGAAATCAAGAAATGCCTGGATGGCTGCGGGCTGAAATATGGCGTCTACTCTCCGCAGCGAGTCGGGGAGATGAAGAAATATCGTCGCCTCGTCAGGTACAACATTTCCCACGGCCAGCCACGCGGAAGAGACAAGCACCTGCGTGGCTGGGCACATCTGGAAGAATACATTGACCGGGATTTTTCCCCGGCGCTCGACGGCATGGACGAGCGTCAGGTTGGAATTTTGCTGGAAGCCATGAATTCAGGTCACGGCGCCCATCCGTCCGGCCTATCCTGGACAAAGCGCACCATGGACATTTCCTGCGGGGCAAACCGGACCCTTGCCGACAGGCTCCAATCATTGGCCGTCAGGCGTGGCTACCGGTGCAATCTCGGCGCTTGCAGCCCAGCCCTGGAAGGCCGTCTTCCTGCATACACACTTCACATCAAAAAACAGGCGACCGCCATCGTCGGGGGCGCCAATTGTGAAGCCGGACGATCCAGAATGACAATTTCGGAAGCCACCGCAGCCAACGATACTGTCTGGTGCCTCACGAATTCTCTCGGGACCCTCGTTACTAGGCGTCGAGGAAAGGTCGTGATCGTCGGAAACTGCGGCCGGGCGCTCCGGCCCCATGCCGACAAGAGCCAGGCCATCATCCTGGATCTGGTGGGCAACTGCGGCCGCCACGGCATGTACGACGCGCCCCGGCCCTGGGACCTAAAGGGCGGCCTGAAGGGCCTGGAGAAGGCCGTCCAGGCCACCTGGCGCTGCCGGCACTGCTCCCGCGTCCACGAACGGCCGGAAGGCCATATCCACATGCGCTGTTCCTGCGGCAATACCCAGGCGGTGTCCGGCTTCGCCTCGGCCGCCGTGGAATCGCATCCCCCCATCGCCGGCATCCAGGCCGACGTGCTGATCCGCATGAAGTTCAAGGACGCGGTGGCGGCGCTGAAGACCAGGGCTGATCTGGTGTCCTACGGCCGCCTCCGCCGCATGGAACATCCGGTCGCCTGGGCTGACAACGTTCTGCGGACCCGCAACCAGTACAAGGCCAGGTTCAGCCCGCGCTCCGGACCCATGGGTCGGATGGGAGGCATGCGATGGTGACTTGCAATACCTGCGGGGGCGGCGGCGCGATCTTCGGGCCGGTTCGGGAGACCTCCCAGGAAATCGAGCGCCGCTACTTGGATGGGCCTGCCGGAGCCTGGAAGACGTTCAGCGAAACCGTCGTCCAGCGCGTCGGCGGGCTGGACGCCTGCCCGGAGTGCACGGCGCGGGCAGAGGCGGCCCACCTTGCCCGCCACGATGGCGTCGATACCGGCCAACTTCTGCTCTTCCCCAGCGGAGAGGAGATCGCGGCATGAAGGACGGGACCATGGACTACCGCGAGGAGGAAATCGCCGCAGACTATGGGGGGGCGGCATGAGCCAGGCGCCATCCATGCCGCTGTTCTGCGACGCCTACCTTGCGGACACCATGCACTTGTCGCTGGAGGAGCATGGGGCGTACCTCAAGCTGCTGATGATCACCTGGCGCAACAATGGGCAACCTCTGCCCGACAACGACACCAAGATCGCCCGCATGCTGGGGGTGACTCCATCCCGGTGGACATCGAAACTGCGCCCCGCCCTGGCCCCCTTTTTTGATCTATCGGCCGGCACTTGGCGGCAGAAAAAGCTCGAGAAAACGTGGCAATTCGCGATGAAAACCCGCGAGAAAAATCGCGAGAAGGCGAATGCGCGCTGGAACGGCAACTCATTGACAAACAACGATACATGTGATGCCACGGCATCGGCGCGGCATATGCCGAAACCCCCTTCCGGCATATGCGACCATATCCAATACCAAGATAATACTACCTTACCACCGCCTTACCAGGATGCCCCGCACGAGGGCGGCGGCGGTGGTTCGAGCGAGGATGGATCGAAGGGCAAGGGGGGGGATGCCGTTCCAACCCCTGGGGATGCCGTTCCCGCCGGCGATCTGGAAGCCAAGGCCGTCTGCGAGGCGTTCCGCCGCCTCGTGGCCGAACGCTGGCCGGGCGGCGAGCCCGACGCGGTGCCGTCCGCGTCCCTGCTCCGTCAGGCCAGGGAATACCTCGACCAGGGGGCCACCGTCGCCCTGCTGGACGAGGTCATGGCCGCCGGGATGGACAGGGCCAAAGACCAGGGCAAGGGTGCCGTCCGCTCGCTCCGGTTCTTCCGGCTGTCCGTAGCCGAGGCCATCGCCCAGGCCAAGTCCGGAAAGGCGCCCACCGAGGCGCAATCCGGCCTGACCGGGGCCACCGACTGGCAGCCCACCGCCAGCCTGGACGAGGTGCCGGACGGGTGGCGAAAACGGGTAGCCGGCCTGCTGCCCGGCGGGGCTACGGAATACCGGTCGTGGATCGCCGGATTGCCGGAGCCGAGCCTGAGCGACCGGACGGCGGTCTTCGTCGAACCGAAGAAGTTCCGGCGCGACTGGATCGCCAACCATTACAGCCAGTTCCTGGCCAACGCATTGGGCGTGCGGCGGGTCGAGATCACGACACAACCACATGCACAGGGATAGGGGGTGAGCTGTGGCGCGCAAGGGGATGGAGCAACGCCATGCCGAGGATCGGGTCGGGCCCACGCCGGAGACGGCCCGGAAGCTGAGGGCCGACGTGGTTTTCAAGCTCCATGCCGCTGGGCGGCTGAGGAACGAGCAGAAGCTGGCAGCCGAGCACATCCGGGACCTCCTCTCCGAGATCGAGCGAGCGATGTACCCGGCCCGCGTGATGGACGGGACGCAGAGCATCAAGGTCGTCGGGCGCGTCTCCTCATCGCCGCTCGAACGCATGGCGCCGGCCAAGTACAGGCAGTGGCGGGACGTCTACCGTCCATGGGCGCAGGAGGTCCGGGCCATCAGGACTGGGGCCGGCGCTTCGGCTCTGACCATCGTCGTCTTGCTCGTCGAGCACAACATCGGGACGTGGCAGATCGAGAAGTTGCTCGGTCTGCGCAATGGAACGGTCCTCGCCATCGTTCAGGGCGCCCTCACACGCTACGCCGAGATCGCCGGATGGGTGGAAAAACGTGTCGCTTGACCTTGGGGAGGTTTCGTGCCAAGTTTTCGCCATGATCTCAGAGGAGCGCCCGGACCCGTCCGAGGCGCTTTTTTCATGCCAAGGAAACCTCATAGCCTGACCCGTCACGGGGCTCCTCAGCTCAAGCGGGAGCGTGGAACATCGGCCGAGCGAGGATATGGATCAGACTGGAAGCGGCTTCGTGCCGAATACATGGTACGGCATCCTCTCTGCCCCTGCGGCGCGAAGGCAACCGAGGTCGATCACATCACGCCCCATCGGGGAGATGGACAGCTGTTCTGGAACCCTGCGAACCTCCAGGCCCTATGCAAGCGCTGCCACTCCCGGAAGACCGCCTCTCGAGACGGGGGGTTCGGACACCCCCGCCAGGGGTAGGGGGGTGAAATCTTGGGGTAGCATGGGGCCCGCGACCGGTTGGGGGTCGAAATTTGGCGCGGACGAATTAAGGTTTCCGGAAGTTCCAGATGAAGCCAGGACCTAAGGGACTGTCTCCTGAGCAGCAGAAAGCGAGGGGAGAGACCCGCCCGTCGCGCCAAGTGGTCTCGATCTACCCGGACCACGCCAGTCGTCCCGATCCCGAGGAGCTGCCGCCGCCCACGAGCATGACACCGTCGGCCAAGCGCATCTGGAACGAGAAGGTTTCCCGCTACCGCCGGCGCGGCCAGAAGGTGCAGGGGTTTGAGGACGCGCTCCGGCAGTTCTGCGAGCTTGAAGCGGCCCTCAATAAGGCCTGGAAGAACGGAACAGCGACGATGGCGATGGTGAACGCGCACCGTCTCTGGTCGGCAGAGTTTTTCGACACCCCTTCATCCCAGAAAGTTCCGGCCGGCCATGGAAGGCGGGATGAAAACAAATTCGCCAAGAACGGACACCGGGCACGCGCGTGACTTTGCGGAGATCGCGCTCGGCTACGCTGCCGAGGCGGCTGACGGGGCCAACGCCCGGCGCTTCTGCAAATGGATCCGGTTGGCTGCCGAGCGGCACCTGAACGACCTGGCCCGGTCTGAATCTGATCCATCCTGGCCCTACGAGTTCGATGCCTGGTGGGGCAACGACGTCTGCGACTTCATCGAAAAATTGCCCCATGTCGAGGGCGAGTGGGACACCCCCACCATCACCCTGGAGCCGCCGCAGATTTTCATCCTGGTGGTGATCTTCGGATGGCGCCGCAGGTCGGACGGTCTCCGGCGTTTCACCTCGGTCTACATCGAGATGGCACGCAAGGGCGCCAAGTCGACCCTGACGGCCGGCGTGGCGCTCTACTGCCTGGCCTGCGAGGGAGAGACGGGCCCCCAGGTGGTGATCGGCGCGACGACGGGGGAGCAGGCGGGCAAGGTCTTCAAGCCGGCCAAGGCCATGGTCGACAAGACGCCTGACCTGCAGGAGGCATTCGGGCTCCAGGCCTGGTCCCGTTCGATCACCTGCGCGGAAAACGGCGGCTACATCCAGCCGATCAACGCCAAGGGCAAGACCCAGGACGGCTGGAACCCCTACCTGGGGGTGATGGACGAACTGCACGCCCACAAGGACCGGGCGCTTTACGATGTGATCAAGTCCGCCTTCGGGGCCCGCAAGGCGCCGCTGATGTGGGTGATCACGACGGCGGGCTACAACATGGCCGGGGTCTGCTACGAGCAGCGGGCTCTGGTCTGCCGCATCCTCGACGGCGCGCTGGCCGCCGAGCATTACTTCGGGATCATCTTCACCCTGGACGAGGGTGACGATCCCTACGACCCGGAGACCTGGGTGAAGGCCAACCCCATGCTGGGGGTGACGCCGACGCTGCAGTCCATGGAGGCCTACGCGGCGGAAGCGATGGCCTCGCCGGCTTCCGAGGGCGAGTTCAAGACCAAGCGCCTGAACCTCTGGCTGGGCGCCGCCTCGGCCTGGCTGAACATGGCGCAGTGGCGGGCCTGCGATGACCCGGGCCTCGGCTGGGATTCCTTCGACGGCCTGGACTGCTACGTCGGGGCCGACCTGGCTGACAAGGACGACATCTGCGCGGTGGTGCTGGCCGGTCTCCGGCCGGACGGAATGCTGCTGATCAAGCCGGTGTTCTTCCTGCCCGAGGCGGTGCTGAAGACCACGAAGGACGCCGAGGGCACCTCCGGCGTGGCCCCTTACCGGGCCTGGGCGAAGTCCGGCCACCTGGTCATCACCGAGGGCGACTGGATCGACCACGACGAGGTGGAATTCCTGGTCCGGATCTGGATTGCCCGCTACGGGGCCAGGAAGGTGACATTCGACCAATTCGCCGCGGCCCAGGCGATGGCCAGCCGGCTGAACGAAGACCTGGGCAGTCCGGACGACCCGCTTGCGGCCATCCTGCACAAGTCTGCCCCCAACGTCACGGACCCGGCCAGGGAACTGGAAGCCCGGGTCAAGGCCGGCCTGCTCCGCCACGACGGCAATCCGGTGCTCACCTGGATGGCGGCGAACACGGTGGTGTCGCGCCGGGTGGACGGATCGATCATCCCGAAAAAGGAAACACCGGGCAGCGCCATGAAGATCGACGGCATCGACGCGGCCATCAACGCCATTGCCCCCTGGGTGATGGGCGAGAGGCGCGAGGCCAGCTACTTCGAAACCCTCGACCCGGAAGAATGGGCCTGAGATGTCATTCCTTGACCGACTTCCCTGGCGCCGCAAGTCGGCGACGTCGCTGGACATCCTGCGCGAGCTGTTCGGCGGGGAGTCGAAAACCGGCCTGACCGTCAACTGGAAGACGGCTCTCGAAGTCACCACGGTGCTGGCCTGCGTGCGGGTGATCGCCGACGGCGTGGCCCAGGTTCCGTGGAAGGTCTATCGCGAAACGGGTCCTGGAAACCGCGAACCGGCCATCGACAACGCCCTGTTCCGCCTCCTGGCGCGCAAGCCGAACGACTGGCAGACCAGCGTCGATTTCCGCCGCACCCTGGTGCTGCACCGGGCGCTGACCGGCCAGGCCTTCATTTTCGTCAGCCGGGTGCGGGGCAGGATCGTCGAGCTGATCCCCCTGGAGCCCGGCCGGGTGACGGTCAAGCGGGATGGCGACTTGACCCTCTCCTACGAGGTGACGGGCGAGCATGGAGAGCGCCGGATCTTCCCGGCCGGGACGATCTGGCACCTGAAGGGCTTCTCCTGGAATTCATGGATGGGTCTGGAACCGGTCCGCCTGGCCCGCGAGGCGATCGGCCTCGGCCTCGCCACCGAGGAACAGGCCGCCCGCATGCACAAGAACGGCATGCGTCCGTCGGGCGTCATATCGGTCGACCGCGACCTGAACGACGAGTCCTACAAGCGCCTGCGCGCCTGGATCGATGCCCACTACACCGGCGTCGCGGCCACGGGCCGGCCCCTGATCCTGGGCAACGCCGCCAAGTGGCTGCCGCAGGCCCTCACCGCCGCCGAAGCCCAGCACCTGGAAACCAGGAAGTTCCAGGTCGAGGAAATCTGCCGCGCCTTCGGCGTCATGCCGATCATGGTCGGCTACTCGGACAAGACCGCGACCTACGCCAGCGCCGAACAGATGTTCCTGGCCCACGTGGTCCACACGCTCGGTCCCTGGTACGCGGAGATCGAGCAGTCGGCGGACGCCTTCCTGCTGACGGACGACGAGGCGGAAGGCGGTCTCTACACCAAGTTCGTCGCCAACGGCCTGATGCGGGGCGCCGCCAAGGACCGGGCAGCCTTCTACGGCGCCGGCATCAAGGACGGATGGCTGACCCGCAACGAGGCGCGGGCGCTGGAGGACCTGAATCCCCTCGAAGGCCTGGACGAACCCCTCCGCCCCCTCAACATGGGCCGGGGTTCCGAACCTCCGCCGGAGGATGCCGTGGACGGAGGTACGGCAAAATCCGGCGGCCCTTTTGACATCGAGACCAAGGGCCTGGTCTACGTCCGCGATCACCTCGGGCGATTTTCCAAGGTGCCGGGCGCCAGCGACGGCCGGGTCGATGCCTGGGTCACGGCCCTGGTCAACCGACGTCGCCCGGGCCATCCCAAACGGCACTTCCGGCACACCGTCCGCCAGGTGGCCGAGGTCGATGACGGGGTGATGAAGGCGGCTCTGGCCGATGGCCTGGCTCCGTCAGGACGCAAGATCATGCTGACGTCGCGCAACATCGACCACATGACCAGGCCGTCCAAGGGAGGCAAGAACCTGCCGACGGCCATGGTGGCGCGGATGCCGTCCCTGCTCCGGTCGCCCGTCGCAGTCCTGCGGGGCGTCGGCGACGACAGCGGGCTCTACTATGTGTCCCGGGTGCCGGGGGAAAGCCGCCTGGCCCGGATCTACGTCAAGCTCGGCGCCCAGGTGCGGGTTCCTGCCCGCCGGGGGCAGAAAAGGCGCACCGCCACCGCCAACGTGATCTGGAGCGCCAGCTTGGTCCCCGCCGAAAACCTAAGGAGCGGAACCCACTACAAGGTAATCACCGGAAAGATTTAGCCGCCGGGGGGTACGTCAATCCCCATGCCGTTGCCCTTTCGGGAAGCGTGCCGGCGACGGTGTTTCCGGTCGTCCGGCGGCACCTTCATTGTACTCGACGATCGCGAGGGCTTCAAGATGGACCACCTCACCTGCGGCCTGGAGGTCAAGCTGGCCTCCGGGGATGCCGCTGACATGACATTTTCCGGCTACGGCGCGGTCTTCGGCAACGTCGACGCCTGGGGCGACACCATCCTAAAAGGCGCCTTCAAGGACACCCTGGCCGAAGCGCGGAAGTCCGGCAACTGGCCGGCCATGCTGATGCAGCACGGCGGCTTCGGGGCCGACGACATGACCCCGGTGGGCATCTGGACCGGCCTCTCCGAGGATGACACCGGCCTCAAGGTGGACGGCAAGCTGGCCGACACCGCCCGCGGGCGCGAGGCCTATGCCCTTCTCAAGATGCAGCCGCGGCCGGCCATCACCGGCCTGTCGATCGGCTACCGGACCAAGGAATTCTCCATCGGCACCAAGCCGGGCGAGCCCAAGCGCAGCCTGAAGAAGGTCGACCTGCTGGAAATCTCCCTGGTCACCTTCCCGGCCAATCCGCTGGCAAGGGTCGGCTCGGTCAAGTCGGACCTCACCAAACGCGATGCGGAACGGGCCCTGCGGGACGCCGGGTTCAGCCGCGAGGAAGCCAAGGCGATCGTCGCCGACGGCTACAAGGGCCTATCCCTGCGGGACGCCGGGAACGGGCTGTCGGATGTGGCGGACCAGCTCCGCCGCAACATCGAAACCCTCCGGACCTGAAAGAGGACACCATGAGCTACGAACGCAAGGAAGCTCCCCAGGGCGATCCCGCCCAGGAGATCAAGTCCCTGATCGAGCAGCAGGGCAAGGCCTTCGAGGAATTCAAGGCCGCCAACGACCGCCGCCTGAAGGAGATCGAGAAGAAGGGCGGCGAAGATGCCGTCACCGCCGCCGCGGTCGACAAGATCAACGCCGAACTGACCCGCATCTCCGGCGATCTGAAGGCGCAGACGGCCGAGCTGGAAAAGAAGGCCAACCGCCGCGGCCTGGGCGGCGATGCCGAAGCAGACCCCGCCAAGGCCGAGCACAAGCAGGCCTTCGAGGCTTGGTTCCGCAAGGGCACCGCCGACGCTGACCTGCACGCCCTGGAGCGCAAGGCGATGGTGGGCTCTGCCGACCCGAATGGCGGCTACCTCGTGCCCGAGGAGTTCGAGAAGTCCATCGATTCCATCCTCGCCTCCATGACCGCGATGCGCGGCCTGGCGACCGTCCAGAAGATCGGCGCCCCGTCCTACAAGAAGCTGGTCAAAACCAGCGGCGCCGCCTCCAAGTGGGTCGGCCGTGCCGAGGAGCCGGGCGAGACCAACGGCCCCGGGTATTCGCAGGTCACCATCGAGGCCGAGGACCTGGCGGCCGAGCCGCATGTCGCAGCCGACCTCCTGGAAGACGCCGTGATCGATCTGGGCGCCACCATCGAGGAAGAGGCTTCCCTGGCCTTCGCCGAGGCCGAGGGCGACGCCTTCATCAACGGTGACGGCTTCAAGCAGCCGCGGGGCATCCTCGGTTACGACACCATCGCCAATGCCGACTGGTCCTGGGGCAAGGTGGGCTTCGTGGTGTCGGGCGGGGCCTCCGACTTCGCCTCCTCGAACCCGTCGGACGCCCTGATCAGCCTGATCCACTCCCTGAAGCCCGGTTTCCGGAACGGGGCCTCCTTCCTCCTCAACGACCTCACCCTGGCCAAGATCCGCAAGTTCAAGGACGGACAGGGCAACTACCTCTGGCAGCCCGGCCTCCAGGCCGGCGTCCCGGACCGCCTGCTGGGCTACGGCGCGCCGACCGACGACAACATGCCGGACGTGGCGGCCAACGCCTTCCCCATCGCCTTCGGCGACTTCAAGCGCGGCTACCGGATCGTCGACCGCCGGGGCATCGCGACGCTGCGTGATCCCTACACCAAGAAGCCCTTCGTGAAGTTCTATACCACGAAGCGCGTCGGCGGCGGCATCCAGCACTTCCAGGCCATCAAGCTGCTCAAGATCAGCACCTGATCGGCCCGGCCTTCGGGGGCCGGGTCCGCCCGGTCCCCACCTCCATCTTCTTGAACGAGGAATTCAACCATGCGTGACCTTCACAACAACATCGGGGTCCAGCAGACCCTGGACCCGGTGGTGGCGAGCGCCGACCAGACCGGCGCCGTCGTCGATTCCCAGGGCTTCGGCTCCGTCGAGCACCTGGCCCTGATCGGCCAGTCTGGCGACACCCTGTCCGGTTCGGTCAAGATCGACATCAAGCTACAGCATGGGGATGCGGCCGACGGCTCCGACATGGCCGCCGTTACCGACGCCCTCGACGTCCTGGGCACCACCCCGGACACCAACGGCATCTTCGCCACCATCGACGCCGCGGCCGAGGACGAGGCGGTCTATCGCATCGGCTACCGGGGCACCAAGCGCTACTCCCGCCTGGTCGTCGACCTGACCGGCACCCACACCAACGGCACGCCGGTGGGCCTGGCTGCCATCAAGGGCCACCCGGCCCTGGCGCCCACCACCTGACGACGGAGAGGGGCGGGAGCCAGCCTCCCGCCCCGGCCCGCCATGGATTTCTCCCTCCTCACGGTCACCGGCGCCGCAGAAGGCACCGACCTGACGACGCTCGCCGCCGTCAAGGCCGACCTTGGCCTTTCCGGCACCGAAGACGACGCCCTGCTGGCCGATCTGATCAATCGCGCAAGCGCAATGATCATGTCCTATTGCGGGCGGGCCTTCGCCCGCGAGGCCCTGAGCGAAACCTTCCGCCCTTCCTGCCGCCTTCCGAACCTGATGCTGGCCCGCCGCCCCGTGGTGTCCGATGGGCTCGCGGTCACCGAGGCCGGCGAGACCCTGGCCTCTGCCGACTGGGAACTGGACGCCCGCTCCGGCCTGCTCTACCGCCTGGACGGCGCCGACGGGCGGATCGACTGGCCGGCTGCCAAGATCGTCGTCACCTACGCCGCCGGATACATCCTGCCCGGTACCGCGGGCGCCGACCTGCCGGCAGACATCGAGCAGGCATGCCTGTCCATCGTCAAGGGGCTCTGGTTTGCCCGCGATCGCGATCCGCTGGTCAAGAACCTCACGGTCGATGGCGTCGGGTCGGAGACCTACTGGGTCGGCGGATCGGGTGACGAGCCGATCCCTCAAGGATTGCGCTCCTACCGCGAGGAACTGCTGTGACCCCGGCCGGTATTTCCTGCTTCATTGCCCGCCATGGCCAGGACGTCACCCTGGTCCGCGATGCGGTGGCAGTCACGGTTCCCGCCGTGTTGCACCGTTTCTCCCCCAGCGGCATCGAAGGACGGACCCAGCAGGGCGAACGCACGGCCCGCCTGGCGGCCGCGGCGCTCGCCGCCGCCGGGTTCCCGGTGCCTCCGGCGGAAGGAGACCGCCTGGTGGCGGGAGACGAAGACCTGCGCGTCATGGTGGTGCAGGCCGAATTCCTGGGCGCCGATCCCGCCCTCTACCTGCTGACCGTCGAAGGCTGACATGCAGGCTGTTGACCGCACCATCCGCAAGATCTTCGACGCCGCCGCCGGGCCGGTCTCCGTCAGGGCGGCCGCATACGCCCGCCGGCGCCGCGACGCCGTGCTGGCGGCCCATGGCGCCTCCGCCTTCCGCGTCACCGTGGACGGCCGGTCCGGCGCGGCCGAGGAAACGGTGTCCGCCGAGGGCGGAATCATCCGCTACGACTTCGACTATGTCGCCAAGGCGGCACGCTTCGCCCTCGCGGCCCTGCGCCGTGCCGCGCCGGTGCGGCGCGGCACCTATCGCGCCGACCACAAGGTCCTGGTGGCCGGCCGCGAAAGCGCCGTGGTCCCCGACCGCCTTCCCTTCGGCACGGTGATCACCCTGGTGAACGCCCTGCCCTACGCCCGCAAGATCGAACGCGGCCTATCGAAAAAGGCCCCGGACGGCGTCTACGAGGTCGTCGCGCGCCAGGTCAGGTCCCGCTTCGGGGCCACCGTGGCGGTCGGCTTCACCTGGATCCAGCTGGCCGGCGGCCGGTCCCGCGCCGGCCGCTATCCGGCCCTGAAATTGAAGGCGAGGGCGGCATGAGCACCGGATTCCGGGAAGCCGAGGCGATCCTCAAAGCCCGCCTGGCGGCGGCCTGGCCGGCGCTCCGGCCCGACGTGCCCGTGCGTTGGCCGAACGAGAAGTTCACCCGTCCGGCCGCCAATGCGCCCTGGGTATCCTGCGAGGTGCACGGAACCACCAACCTCCTCGCCGGCATCGGCGGCGGTCCGGGCGACAACCTTTGGCGCCAGGAAGGGTTCGTTCTCGCCGCCGCCTACGTCAAGGCCGATTCCGGGACCGCCACGGCCCTCGACATCGCCGCCGACCTGGCCGGCGTCTTCCAGGGCTATGCCGCCGCCGACCTGCGCTGCCGTGGCGCCGATGTCGATGGCGGCGCCGCCGTCCAGGAAGAAGGCAACTGGTTCAAGGTCACGGTCTCCGTGCCTTTCCTTTTCCACTATTTTGCCTGAAGGAGCACCCGCCATGACGACCTTCGCCTCCGGCGTCGCCAAGAAGCTCGCCATCAAGAAGGAAACCACCTGGGGAACGGCGGCCGGGGCATCCGGCTCGCGCTACCTGCGCCGCGTCGAAAGCAGCCTGGCCCTGTCGAAGGATACCTACCAGAGTCAGGAAATCCGGGCCGACTTCCAGGTGGCGGATTACCGGCACGGCGTCCGCCGGGTGGGCGGCGACATCAAGGGCGAGGTCTCGCTCGGCGGCTACGACCTGCTGATGGCCGCGGCGCTGCGCCGCGACTTCGCCGCCGGCGGCAGCTACACGGCGGCGGCCGGCGACGGCATCACCGCGGATTCCGCGACCAAGACCTTCACCCGGGCCGGCGGGGGCGGCGGGTCCTGGATCGACGACGGCTTCCGCGTCGGCCAGATCGTCCGCTTCGCCAGCCTGGCCGAGACCGCCAACAACGGCGTCAATTTCCGCATCACGGCGCTCACCGCCACGGTGATGACGGTGGCCGAGGCCGTGGCCACCGATGCGGTGGCCGACGAATCCTGCACCTGCGCAGCGGTCGGCAAGGTCTCCTTCATCCCGACATCCGGCCACACCTCGGATTCCTTCACCGTCGAGCATGACTTCTCCGACATCGACGTCTCGCGCCTCTTCATCGGCTGCGTGGTCGGCCGGATGGCCCTCGACCTGCCGGCCACCGGCATGGCGGGCGTGACCTTCTCCCTCACCGGCAAGGATGCCCAGGCCCTGGAGGCCGCCAGCGCGCCCTACTTCACCACGCCGACGGCGGCCGGCACCGGCGCCGTGCTGGCGGCGGTGGGCGGCACCCTCCGCCTGGGCGGCAGCGACGTGGCCGTGGTGACCGGAGCCCAGCTCACCCTCGATCTGGGGGTCAGCGGCGATCCGGTGGTGGGGTCCAACACTTTGCCGGCCCTGTTCCGGGGGCGCTCCACGGTCTCGGGCCAGCTCACCGCCTACCTGGAAGACAACGGCCTGTTTTCCGACTTCGTCGCCGAAAGCGAACTCGAACTGCACCTGATGATGACCGATACCGCCAGCCCGGCCGGCTTCGTCTCGCTGTTCCTGCCGCGCATCAAGCTGGGCGGCTCGTCCGAGAACGACGGCGAAAAGGGCATCGTCCAGACCCTGCCGTTCCAGGCGCTGCTCAAGCCGGACACCACCGGCTACGACGGCACCACCCTGATGATCCAGGACAGCAGCCTGTAGGGGGGATGAAACCATGGCCGGATCCACCCTCTGTCCGTCGGCGATCGCGCTCCTTCAGGCCATCACGGCCAGGAAGCCGGAGATTGCCGAGGATCTGTTCGCCCTCGCGAAGTCCCATTCGGACTTCGTCTCCATGCTTCACCTTATCGGCCCCAAGGGCCGCGAGATGGCGCTCGCCGCCACCAAGGCCGAAGAGGCCTTCTCGTGGGCCCTCAAGTCCATCGGGGATGAAGTGCTCAAGCCTGCTGACCAGGAGACCAAGTGATGACCGACCCGGCTCCCTTCGACCTGTCCGCCTGGACCTATTCCGACACCGCCGAGATGCGGGTCCTCAATCCGAGCACCGGAGAACCCACCGGCTGGACCCTGACCATTGCCGGCCCGGCCCATGCGGTGACGCTGGATGCCTTGGCCGGAGCCGCCCGCCGCAACCTCGACGATGCCCGATCCGGGCGCGACGTGCGCGATCTCTGGGACCGCTGGGGGCCGGCCATCGTCCGCGACGTGCCCCAGGCCTTGCAGGCCGCCGACACCTCGGCCTTGGACGAACTGCTGGACACGATACGCGCGGGGGCGCCCATCCTTGCCGCCAAGGCCACCGGTCCCAGCCTGACGGAATTCCTGGCCGAAGCGGGTGGCCTGAAGGACCAGGGCGGGGAACTATCGGCCCGCGACCTGGGGCAATGGCACCGGGAGAAGCGGTTCCGCAAGCGCCTGGTGCGCGACGACGGCCAGAACCTGGACGATGCCACGCTGCGCGCCTGGGAGGCCGGATATTTCCCGGAGGCCGGCGATCAGCGGCCGGACATCAACGCCTTGCTGGACGCCATCGACGAGGAGCGCCGGGGCCGCCCGCGCTTCGCCGAACGCAACATGGACCGCGCCGCCCTGGACCGGATGGCCGCCATCCGTGACTTGGACCGTTTCCTCACCGAACACGACATCGACCTTGCCCAGGCCAGCAACGCCGACATTCGCGAATTGCTGCAACGGGAAAGCGAGGCCGGGCGGCAGGAGGGGGCGGAGGTGTTCCAGGCGCTGCGGCCCCGCCACGCCGTCGAGTTCACCCGCAAGCTCGACGCCCTGAAGGCCGGGACCCTGGGGCGCGGGGAGGTGCTGGACATGGGGCCGACGCCTCCGGCGCTGAAGCTGGCCGGCCTGCCTGATCTGCCCTTGGTCTACAAGCAGTCGGAAGCGCACAAGACCCTGCTTGGCAAGCACAAGGACCTGATCGACGAAGAGACCCTGCGGCGCCTGCCGGACGTGCTGCGCGACCCGATCATGGTGGCACGGCAGGATGACGGGCGCTTCGCGGTGTTGATAAAGGACGGACGAGGCCAAGATGTTCTGACCGTGATCCATCCACGGGCGGCCGTCGAAAACCGCTCGACTAATCTTGTCGTGACGACGCATCCGCGTTGGCGGCCCGACGCCATGCTCAAGGCAATCCGGGAAGGGCGCATCGTCTACCGGCATAAGGAAAGAAGCCAAGGATGGTTTGACCAGGCCCAACAACAATCGTCGGGGAGGGAGCCCATCCTTGGCTTCAGTGACAGTATACCAACGAACGAGGCGCTGGGGAAGGAATACTTCCAACCCGACGGCGGGGCGGCCGCGATCAAGCGCGGCTCCTTCCGCTTCGGCGGCGGCAAGCCGGTCATTACCCTGTTCGAGACCGCCAACCGCTCCACCTTCATGCACGAGAGCGCCCACCTGGTCCTGGAGATGGCCCGCGATCTGGCGGCCCTGCCTGATACAGATCCGGCCTTCAAGGATGACTTCGGGCGCATCCTGGCGATGATCGGGGCGCCGTCGGCGGAAGGGATCGCGACGGAACACCACGAGACATTCGCCCGCTCCTGGGAGGCCTACCTGATGGACGGCAAGGCGCCGTCCGACGAACTGCGATCCGTCTTCCGCCAGTTCAAGGATTGGCTGGCCCGCATCTACCGGGAGGCCAGGGCCCTGATGGGCTTGGGCGGGCGGGAAATCACGCCGGAGGTCCGGGACGTGATGGACAGGCTTCTGGCGACCGACGAGGAGATTGCCCAGGCCCGCGCGGCCGGACACCTGATGCCAGCCTTCGAGAGCGCCGCCCAAGTCGGATGGACGGAAGGCGAATATGCCCGCTACCGGGAACTGGCGGCGGAGGCCCACGAGCGGGCCAGGGAAATCCTGCTGGCCCGCCTGATGAAGGACGAGAAGAAGAAGCGCACGGCGGAATGGCGGTCCTTGCGCGAAGCCGCCCGCGCCGACGCGGAAGCCGAGGTGATGGCCCGGAAGGTCAACCGCTTGGTCCACTTCTTGCGCTTCGGGGAAAGGCTTGGCGATCCGGAAGCCAAGGTGGAGCCCGTCAAGCTGAATCGCCAGTGGTTGGTGGAACGCTTCGGGGATGCCGTTCTCTTGTCCCTGCCGGGCGGCAAGGGCAAGGGCGCCATCCACGCCAAGGACGGGGCACACCCGGACGTGGTGGCCGCCGACTGGGGCTATTCCTCGGGCGAGGCGATGATGGAAGCCATCCTGGGAACCGCCGTCACCAAGGACGGCCGGACCAAGTACCCCAGCATCAAGGAGCAGATCGAGGCCCGCACGGACGAACTGATGGCCGAACGGCATGGCGACATGCTGTCCGACGGCTCGATCCTGGAAGGGGCGCAGGAAGCCATCCACAATATGGACCGGGGCGAGGTCCTGGCGATGGAACTGCGCCATCTGCGCAAGCTGGGGGGCGCGGCCCTGACGGACGCCGCCGCCGCCCGCCGGGTGGCCGATGCCGGAGGGTCCGCCACGCCAGGCGCCCAGGTGAACGCGGACGAAGCCCTTGCCACCGCCCTGGACCGGGGCGACGACATGGCCGCCCGCCTGGCCCAGGCGGAAAAATCAGCCGCCAGGGCGGAGGGGCCGGAGGCAGCCATCCACGCCCGCGCCGCCCGCGCCAATGCCAGGGCGCTCCGCGAGGCAATGAAGGTCCCCCACCAGGTGGTGCGGGAAGCCGCCCGGCGCCGGGTCGAGGGCATAAGCTACCGGGAAATCTCCCGCTTCGCCGAAATGGCCCGCTACGAACGAAGGGCCGGGCGCAACGCGCTGGCGGCTATCGCCCGCAAGGACTGGCGGGCGGCGGCGGAGTTCAAGTTTCAGGAACTGTGGCACCACTACACGGTGCTGGAGATGACCAAGGCCAAGGCCGAACTGGACGGCATCGTCAAGCGACTGGAGCCGTTCCGCAAGAAGACCGTGAAGCGGGACGTTCCGCCCGCCCATCTGATCAACGTCCGCACCCTGTTGTCCGCCTTCGGGCTGGGGGGCAACTTCGCCGATCCGGTGGCGGCCCGCCAGGCCATCGGCCGCCCGAAGGACGGCAACGACCCCGCATCCGGCCTGCACGCCTGGGCCGCCGGGATCAACGACGATCCCGACACGGTGGGGGCGGTCTTCCTGCCGGAAACCCTGACCGCAGAAACCGCCATCGACTGGCGGGACGCCACGCCGGGACAGCTTCGCGACCTGGCCGGTACGGTCAAGTCCATCCTGAAGCACGGGCGGGAGAACAACGACGCGGCCCGCGCTGCATTTGCAGCCGAAATGCAGGCCCTGGGCGAGCATATCCGGGACCACAACAAGGCAGGCAAGCCCCGGTCCATCGAGCCGGGCCGGATGGAGAAGTTCGGGCGGGGCGCGGATGTGATCTTCGCGGCGCATCGCAAGGCGGAATTCCTGCTGCGCGAACTGGACGGGTTCCAGGATCTGGGGGCCGTCTGGGAAGCCATCTACAAGCCGATCAACGACGCGGCCAACGAAGGCCTCGTGCTGCGCGAGAAGGCGACGCGCGACCTGAAGGGCCTGCTTGACCTCTACACGCCCAAGGAACGGGGACGCTTCGCCGAACGCATCTTCGTGCCGGAAGTCGGGCAGTCCTTCACCAGGATGGGCGTCATTTCCCTGGGGCTCAACATGGGGAACGCGGAAAACCGCGCCCGCGTGCTGGACGGCTACGGCTGGACGGAAGCCCAGTTGAACGCGGTTCTCGCGCGCCTGACGGTGCAGGATTGGACCTTCGCGCAGAAGACCTGGGACTATCTGGAAACATGGTGGCCGAAGATTGCGGCGCTGGAAGAAAAGATTACCGGCGTCGCCCCGCCTAAGGTGGAGGCCGTCGCCTTCACGACGCCCACCGGCCAGGTCCTGCGCGGCGGGTATTATCCCATCTCCTACGATTCCGACCTGACGGCGGAATCCGGCCGGGACCAAGCGGCGGAAACCTACAAGGCGGTGACAAAGGGCGGGCATTACATGGCCGCTACCCGCCACGGCCACACCAAGGCCCGCGCCGGGGCCGGCGGCGACCGGCAAATATCGCTGTCCCTGGACGTGCTGGGCGACCACCTGGGCAAGGTGATCCAGGATTTGACCCACCGCGAGGCGGTCAACCGGGTGGGGCGCGTCATCCGGTCCCGTCCGGTGCAGGAAGCCATTGTCGCCGCCAAGGGGCTGGAAGGCTACAAAAGCCTGGAGCCCTGGCTTAAGGACGCCGCCGTCGGTCAGGCCGGGACCGTGGCGAATACGAAATTCGACAGGGCATTGCGGCATATCCGGGTTGGGATTTCGGTGGCCGAAATGGGCTGGTCGCTGCGAACGGCCATCGTCCAGCCCCTGGGTTTGTTGCAGTCGGCGGCCCGGCTCGGGGTGGCGCGGACGCTCTATTTCTTCGCCCGCTACCTGGGCAACGCGGCCATGTGGGGCAAGGGCCACGCGGAAGTGGTCGAGAAATCCGTCTTCATGCGCAACCGCACCAAGCTGTTCGACCGCGATATCGCCGACCAACTGAACAAGCTGGGCGAGGGGGATCGCCTGTACAGGCTGAAGGAATCCTATTTCTCCTTCATCGGCGCCATGGACATGCTGGTTTCCGTGCCCACCTGGCAGGCGGCCTTTGACAAGGGCATGGTGGACTTCGGGGCGGACGAGGCCAAGGCAATCGACTACGCCGATGCAGTTGTGCGCATGACGCAGGCATCCGGCCTCGCCAAGGATCTGGCGGAAGTCCAGAGGGGCGGGGAAGCGGCGCGGCTGTTCACCGCCTTTTATTCCTACTTCTCCGTCACCTACAACATGCTGGCCGACGCGGTGGAGCAAGCGGATTTCCGCGACCCCGGCGACCTGGCGCGCCTGACGGGCCAAGTCATGCTGATCGTCGTCGCTCCGGCACTGCTGAACGAGATCGTCCTCAACGGCCTTCTGCAAGGCGACGACGAGCCGGAGGAAAAGGCCATCAAGGCGGCCAGGGCGGTGGGGCTCTATTCGTTGAACGGCTTCGTCATCGGCCGCGACATCGCATCCTACATCCTCTCCGACAAGAACTACGGCTACAGCTTCGCCCCCGCCGGCCGTGCCCTGCAAACCGTGGGTGATGTGGCGAAGCAGGCCATGCAGGGCGAATTGGATCGCGCCTTGGTCAGGTCCGCCGTCATGGCGACCGGATACCTTGGGCACCTGCCGACCCGGCAGGCTTGGCGGACGGTCGATTACCTTTGGCGCCACCAGGAAGGCGAAACCGACGGGTTCAGCGCCTGGGAAGCCCTGGTGACTGGCTATCGTAAGGATTGAGACCCAACTGGGACCTTGGCGGACGGATAAGTGATCGAAAAGGAGATGCCGCATGACGATTTCCAGCGAGACCACCCGAAGCGGACCCTTTAGCGGCAACGGCGCGACAACGGTCTTCGGCTATGCCTTCAAGGTCTACGATGAAGGCGATCTTGAGGTGGTGCTCGCCGACGAAGACGGCGTCGAAACGGTCCAGACCATCTCGACCCACTACGCGGTGTCGGGCGTCGGGAACGACGGCGGGGGCAACGTCACCATGGTTACGGCCCCGGCGTCCGGGGAGACGCTGACCATTCGCCGCAAGCTAGAACTGCTGCAACCGGACAGCCTGAACAACCAGTCTGAGGTGCCCAACGAAACGCACGAGCGGCGCTGGGATGAACTGACGATGATGCTGCAACAGGTCGCGGAAGAGAACGACCGCGCCATTCGGTTCCCGGTCTCGGACAGCGTTTCGCTCGATCCGGAATTGCCGGTAGCGGCCCTTCGCGCGAACAAAGCCATGGTTTTCGATGCCGACGGAAATGTTGGCGTATCGGCAGACGATTATGATGATCAAGCGGCAAACGCGGCGGCCTCGGCGGTCGCGGCGGCGGCCAGCGCCTCGACGGCCTCCGGTCACGCGACCACGGCCGGCAACGCGGCCACGGCGGCGGAGGCCGCGCAGACGGCGGCCGAGGCGGCCCAAGGTCTAGCCGAGACGGCGCAGACCGCAGCGGAGGCCGCGCAGACCGCTGCTGAGACGGCGGAGACGAACGCGGAAGCCGCCCAGGCGGCGGCCGAAGCGGCGGCGGCCAAGCTGTCCGGCACCAGCACGTCCAGCGTCGCGGTTGGGACGGGCTCCAAGGCCTTCACCACGCAGTCGGGCAAGTTCTTCGAGGCCGGAACCTGGCTCCTCCTCACCTCCGACGCCGATCCGGCCAACTACCTGCACGGCCAGGTCACGGCCTATTCGGGCACCGACTTGGCGGTGAACGTGACCAACGTTGGCGGCTCCGGCACCCATGCCGACTGGACCATCCGGGTGGCCGGGACCCAGGGCGCCACGGGCGCGACCGGGCCGCAAGGCGAACAGGGCATCCAGGGTGAGCAAGGCCCGCCGGGAACCGGCGACGTGACCGGGCCGGGCTCCGCGACGGCGGGAAACATGGCGACCTACGCCGACGGCTCCGGCTCCGTGCTGTCCGACGGCGGCGCGCCGCACCGGCTCAAGGTTTCGGCCGACGACACCACCCCCGGCCACCTGGAGGACAAGCTGCTGGCGACGGGGCTCGCCGCGCTCGCCACCCAGAACGACGGCGGCAACGAGACGCGCACCATCGACGTGCCCATCGCCTCCCAGGCGGAAGCGGAGGCCGGCACCGACAACAGCAAGGCGACGACGTCGTTGCGAGTAGCTCAGGCTATCGCGGCTTTGCTGCCCCTGCCGTCGCAGGCCGAAGCCGAAGCCGGAACGGCAACCACGCCCAGATCCTGGTCCGCCGAGCGCGTTGCCCAGGCCATTGCCGCCCTGGCGGGTGGTGGCGGCATCGCCATGTCGACGCAGGTGTTCACGGCTTCGGGCACCTACACCAAGCCGTCGGGCCTGCTTTACGCCTGGGTCTTCGTGACGGGCGGCGGCGGCGCGGGGAACAACGACGCTAACCAAGGGCATGGTGCAGGCGGGGGCACAGCGATCAAGTTGATTG